GCACTGTCTACTAAAAAAGGTGTAGACTTTGCAGCTAAATTTTTAAACTCACATGATTGTTTGATGGCTATTGATGAATCTACAACAATTAAAAACCCAGATGCTAAACGTACAAAAAATATTGTAGGCCTAGGTGAGAATGTTAAATTTAAAAGAATACTTACAGGTTCACCAGTTACAAAGTCACCACTAGATTTATATAAACAATGTGAGTTCCTTGACACCTGGCTCTTGGACCATGCTTCTTACTACACGTTTAGAACTAGATACGCGGTGATGAAGACAGCACACTTTGGTGGCAGATCTGTACAGATAGTAGCTGGATATAAAAATCTTGCAGAGTTATCTGATAAACTAAAACCATTTTCTTATCGTGTATTAAAAGATGATTGTCTAGATCTACCAAAGAAAACATTTATGAAACGTATTGTAAATCTAACACCAGATCAATTTAAAGTATACGAGCAAATGAAAAAACAGGCACTTGCAATATTAAATGGCAAGATGATTACTACTGCAAATGCACTAACACAACTGATGCGACTACAACAAATTACATGTGGTCACTTCAAAGCAGACGATGGTACAACACAAGAATTAAAAAGTAATAGACTCGATGAACTAATAGATGTGTTGGGTGAGATAGAGGGTAAGGTTGTTATCTGGGCCCACTGGCAGAGTGATGTTAGACAGATTATAAAAGCAATCGTTGAAGAGTTTGGTCCAGATTCTTTTGTAGACTACTATGGTTTAACACCACAAGAAGATAGACAAAAAAATATTAAACGTTTTCAAGACGATGATAAGTGTAGATTCTTTATAGGTACACCACAAACAGGTGGCTATGGTATCACACTAACTGCAGCTAGTAATATGATTTACTATTCTAACGGTTATGATTTAGAGAAACGTCAACAGTCAGAAGCTAGAATAGATCGTATTGGTCAAGAGAAACCTATGACATACATTGATATTATCTGTGAAGATACTGTGGATGAAAGAATTGTAAAAGCTTTACGTAAGAAAGTTAATATCGCAAGTAAGGTTATGGGTGAAGAACTAAAAGCTTGGATCTAGAGAACTTTATCTAACAAACTAATTATTACAAAAGCTGCTGTACCAATCAGTAGTCTTTCTATTCTAACGATTTGTAATTTTAATTCTTTGATTTGTTCAAACGTTTGTCTTTGCATTATTCTGCAAAGTTTTTCATGATCTTCTATTTTTTGTAATGCTGATTTTCTAGCCATTATAGTAGATCTACGATCCCTCCGTCACTATAAGGTTTTCGTACAAGACCACCATCTTTCCAACCCCAACCGCCATCAGATCTTGATGATTTAGTCGAGCCTGCTGATGTTGCTTGTCTTGATCCACCACCCATTCCTGCAGCAGCTGCTCCTCTATCTCTTCCACCTCCACCAGATGGTGCTTGATTACCAGCGCTTTGAATTCCTTTAGAACTACTTGCTATGGCTGCGGCTCTATTTTCAGCTGCGATTTTTTCAGCTACTGAAGCATCTCCTGTATCAGATTGAGTGACTGGAGTAGTTATAGTTGTGGTTATACCATCACTTTTTGTATCAGCTTCTTTCTGTTTAATATCATAAAACTCAGTCATTAAATTTTTAGTTTTAATCTGTTCTTCTTCTTTTTCATCATCAGCTTCTACTTTGTTTATGAAACCTTTATAGTCTTTTAATTTTTGTCTTATAAGTTTAGTTTGATTATAATATTCATCAGTTAATCCACCATATTTTTTCTGTGCGTTTAATAATGTTTGTTCTATTTGTTCAATAGAATCTCTTACACCTTGTTCGTAATCACCAAAAGCAGACACAACATTTTTACCGTATATGTCTCTTCCATATTGATCAACACCACCAAAATCCTCTGCAGGTCTACCTGTTAGCTGACCTAGAATCATACCACCAGTTCTTATAACAGAAGGAAAATTTCCTAAGTTAATACTACCAATTCCACTTTTTAATCTATCAAAGAACGTTGCGATTCTTCCTGGATCTTCTTCCTCTTCTGTAAAACCAGAAAGGATAGGTTTACCAGCGTCTCCAAATGTAGCTATGTTTCTATCTACACCAAAATTATCTGGTTGATATTGTCTTGTGAATACACCGCTTCCGGGTTGAATTTGAAAACCTCTTTCGTCTCTTGGTAAATAAGTTCTAGCAGTACGCTCTGCAAACGGATCAATCCCTGCACCTCCGGTATCTTCACGGCCTCCAGCTCCTGGAAATGGATCTGTTGTTACTGGACCATCATCGCTTTGATCACCGCCACCTAAATAGTATTGGTACAGATCAAACAGTCCGCCTCTTTGTCCTAATCTAACTCCTGGGTATTCCATAATTATATTCCTCTCATTAGTTTATCATACTCAGCTCGCTGTGCAAGATTCATCTGAGAGTATGGAATTGTAGTGTTAATAGAAGTTACAGGCGGTTGTAATAACTGAGGATTAACTTGTGCTAATCCAGATATATTAGATGTTACCGGTTGTTCTTCTGTTGGTGTGCTAAATGGATTTTCAAACTCAGGAAACTGTCCTAAAGATAATGGTGCAATCGATAGCATATCATAGATAGCACCTATAACAGGAGTTGCTGCTTCCATAGGATCTGCCACTCCTAATCTTTGAGCATTTTCTGCAATCGTTCCATATATTTCTCTTGAAATTTCGTATGGTCTAAATATTCCTTCTTCTAATGCACCTATTTCTTTTCTAGATGCACCTCTTTCTAACGATTCGTTTAATGCATCCTCATTAATATCTAATATCCTTGCTGCATCTATATCTAGTTTGTATTCTTTTTTAACACCAAACAAAGCTCTGTTTGCATTTATGTATGCATCAACAATTTGTTCTGGTGTAACTACACCAGCTCTTAATGCTTCTTTAGTAAATAATCTTTTAGAATCTCTAGCACCTCTAACAAAGTCAGCTGTCTTGTATTTAAAAGTTCTTTCAGGATC